CGCTGAATCACTAAACCTAATTGGTTATAAGGTGTTCAGTTGATCTCAAAAGGTCACCATGTTTAACACCGACGTGCTAATACACAGTCAAGGGGCCACTTTGGCTCGCGGCGTCCTTAGGCAATGACTAACCTTGTTTAGAGCATTAGCCATGGCCGCCCTTTTTGTCTGTAAAAAGGATCTCTTTGATAACAAAGGGAATTTCTTCACGTACTCAGCGGTACCTTACATCATTGTAGGGTACTCTGAAAAAGATCTATCGTATTCTCGATAGAACTTTTGCATACGTAAAGATTGTTCCTTAATTAGCTTCTTCTGTCTCCAATCAATTGAAGAAACATTGATTGCAAGGTCAGACTTAGCTAGGTTACGAATCGAAGTCCAATTAGCATCTTCGTTAAGCAACGCGAAGCCTTTTAGATCTTCTTTGCTTTCCCAAAAATGGTAAGCATAGATCCAGAAACCAGGTCCCACCAATTTAAGCAGGGCCTCTAGGAGCCTTAGTGATCAACTCTTTCCAGAGAAAGTCTTTCATCAATTATTTTTAAAGAAAGATATCTCTCGATCGAGTTTCTTAGTAGCTTCATGCTTATCGTCTATCTTTAATTGCAATAGTGCATTATAGATATGATAACGCATCAAAGGCAATTCTTCTACACGGGCAGAGAAACATCACATTATTGAATTTTCATCAATGTGACTCTTGTCCGATAAAGTAAAAGAATTAAGCCCGAAGCTAGATCACAACACATTATTGCACTCTGTTCTGAGTTTCTTATCAGAACGGAATGCTTTAACGTGACCTAGGATGTCATGGAAAGAAGAGATGATCTTCAATCTTCATGCTTCAGCTAAATACACAGCAAGGAATTTCTTATCCCTAATAAGTCTTAGCGTTAAGCCAGGACCTATTGGAGTTAAGTCAACTTCTGGTCCTCTTCAAACCTTAGCGAATTCTGCAAAGTCACATGACTGAACAGACTTGCTAAGATTGATAGAGACACCCAGAAGAGTCATAAGATTATAGTATTCGGAGGCAACTTTATCGTTAGCAATAACGATATCGTCACCAAGAATACAATAATCTGTAAACTTCCTTACTCCCACGTTATGAGCGGCCAACTTGACAATCACATGATGTGTCAATGCTAGCATTGCCCAAGAACTGTAGGCACCCATAGGCTGTCCAACAGCATACTTATAAAATTTTCCTTCATAGGATCACTCAAAATCTAATAATTTAGATCATGAGTCCCCTAGCGAAGGATTAAGAATATTAAGTATGTCACGTTGAATATCTATAGGTAGTCTATCTGTAGCAGCACTAAGATCGAAGGAGTGGAACATTGTATTAGCTGGAACTTTCTTGATTAATTTATCAAGAGGTCCCTGCTGATCAAATGTACCATCTTCTTCTAACTTAGACAGGATTGACAGGATAGAATTATGTAATGGTTTAAGTGTCACTTGCAACCACCAATTGGTGATAGCAATGACTCGGGCTTTTCCAGCCTGATCATAAACCACAGATAATCTACCTAACAATACCTTCTCTAGGCGACCCGTTATTCTTAAAATTAAGAATAAAGGCGCTGCCAAAATCGCTAAACCAATAATTCAAATCGGAACCCATAATTTACCAAAATTAAAATGGTAAAAGATAAGTTCTACCAATGTCTTTGGACTTTCTAAGAAAGCCAGAGCATCGATAGATGATCCTCATGCAGATTTCACTGTATTTGGACCAGCCGATTCAAGTTTTATAGGTTTAGGGTTATGGAGACTAAGTTTGCCCTTGTGTATTTCTCTTAAAGCTAATTTTAACTTACTAGAATCAAAAGTTCTAGTAGTACCTGAAAAAGGATCAGTAATTGTTCCTAATTTAGGTTTAACTTTTGTAGGGAATACTCTAAAGACAGATAAGCAACCAAGGATACAAACAATAATCATTCTATTCTTCCGTCAATCAACAATGGTTGACCTTAGAACAGATGGGATTATTGTAGGCAGCCCCAGGTGGTCCTTCTTAACTAATACCTTTGAAACGGTATTAGGTTCAGGAGAACCAGCCAAGAAACGGATAACAAGTCTTAACACTTCTTTAAGATAAAGAAATGTAAAGTCTCAACCCGATTTAATAATCAGGCGTTTTATCCGTAATCTAAGCAGATCAAAGGAAGGCTTCGTTGAGGCACAACCTGTGATTCAGATAGTTAAGCGAAAGTAAGATTTCAACTCAGAAAGTTGAAGTCATACCTTTTTACTTAACTTTGAACGTTTTAAGAATAAAATATTTCTTAACATGTTTAAATTTAAGTTTAAGGGTAATTACTC